TATCATCTCTCAAGAAATCTAAATTATTTGCAAGCGCATATTGAGCCTGTGGCACTAATGCCATAGCTGCATTCAGATTTGTCGTGGGATCATTAGAAACAATACCCGCAGTCAAAGCATTAAGGCTAATACTTTTGCCCATTCCGGGCATATACACTTCTACTGTTGGGAGTCCGCTGTATGGATCATCATAAGTTGAAACCATCGTGCGGTATTGATCCGGCTCAAATCCTGCATTTATTGCTTGCTGCCGATTCCAATCATCTATCGCTTGCAGTTCCCAACGGTTTAAATTTTGTTGCTGTTGATAATTGTTAACAGGGGCGTCTATCTTGCCTGTTATAGCACTGCCGTAATACTGATCGTTAAACGTTGCGGCTGGCGCAGTTTGTTTTGGAAAGTAATTTGCTAATGATTTTCCTGTGGCACGACGAATATCCTCTTCAGAGACGCCATATTGAGCCATCGCTGCTCGCGTCGCTTCTTCGGTTGGTTGAGTCGCCAAAAAGTTGCGAATGTTCTCATCCATCGCCTTTTCGGTGCTTTGACTTGTTGCGTATTGATAAGCGTCAGATGTGCTCATGCGTTTGTACTCGCGTTTTCCTCATTAAGGAATAGAAGAAACAAAAGCCATCGTTGCAATCACTGATGGTGTAGCTGGTCTTGATGGAGATGACGCCGCAGCAAAATGTTCTAATTTTATTGAAGTGTCAGAAGTACGCCAATATAGTTGAACATAATCACCATCTTGCATGGTTAAAAACAAATTTAACGCACCAATTAAATTCCCATTAACTCCGCTGTGTTTGTTTGGGATAGAAAATTTTGAATTGCTATTTGCCACATTTACGCCGTTTACTTCTGCCCAAACATCTACGTCGTGAATTTGATTATCAGAATTATCAAACTGAATACTAAATTGCAAATTATAGATTCCGGAATACGTAACGTTAAGTCTTGAACTGTTTGATAAAAATACACTGTCAGATATGTCCGTACTATCATAAGTAATTGCATAAGCCACTGTTGTACTTGCAGCAGATTGATCAGACTCGCTTGAAAACGCTCCAAAAGGATTACTTAAAAACCTTCCGCCGTCTTTTGATAGTAAGTTTCTTGTGATGTTTTCTAAACGATTAAAATACAAACGTAAGGTATTGGTTAATGATTCTATATATACGCGTTCATAGGCTTCCGGTGCTAACGGTAAATTAGGCGGAGCTGGATTATCAAGCCTCATGCCCCACGTCCCGTAGCACGTCCATCGGATCGAATATCAATTCTTGGAGATCCCAATTGCCAAGCGCTTCCTAAGTCTGTACTTTCGATCTTAAAAATCATTTGTCTTCCACGAACCCTTACGTAAACTTGGCCGGTAAATTGTTCAATAACAGTAGTAGAAGTCCTCGTCACAGCCGCAGAACTAGACCCACTGACAGATTGAGGATTGTTATATCCCGAACCTGAATTCATCATGGGTATTAACGTCATCGTTACAGACGGACTTGCCGCATCAGATCCAGAAAACGTAATGTCCGGAAGAATTCTGTAAACAAATCCTAAATTATGTCCATCTTGAATATCAAATTCAGATGATTCTATATAAGCATTAATAGCTACAGGAGTTCCGGTTTCATTATCGTCATTACCAACTTCATGACTGACTAAATTTAAATTATAAGTAGCTGCTTGAGGAACATCTCTAAGTCCTGAATCAATCCAAGCAGTTCTTCCTAACGTTCCATAATGCCAAATTTTTTCAACATAATTGTATACAACATATCTATTAATCGTTGTTGAGTTACTTGAACAATAAAACCACCACACTTCATTAAAGCCTTCATTAGTCCCAGCAAATACTTGTTGATTTTGAAATAAATTAATATCGTTAAAAATGTATTTTCTAAGATCACAATTTAACGTATCTATTCTACCTAGATAAGAATAAAACTTATCTTTGCCCATCCAAAAAACGGTTCCAGATGCGACAGCTACGGCATTAGGACCCATGACGGAAATGTTATCCCCTAATAATTGAGAGCCCCAAACTAACGGAGCACCTAAATATTGAAAAGAATAAACAGAAGAATCTGTAAATACTGCAATTTCTTGGCGCGTTTGAATAGCAGTAATAATGGCAGATCCGTGAGATAAACGAATTGAACCTGCTTGATTGGTTGCCGATGGAGCCCAATCAACTACAGATTCTTGATCTGACCAACGAATTAACATTGGGTCTTGTGTCGCAGATCCAATTTCATTAGTACCAAAACAAATAACAAATCGATAAGTATCAGAAACTAATATAAAGTTTTGTATTGTTGGTGTACTTATTGCACCGGAAAGCGTTTGGATAGCTACCCCACGAGTTGTTACCGACGTACTAGCATCCCAATAATATATATTCCCGCCTCGAGGGCCAAAAACTAAATCTTCTCCCCAGTTGTTAGCTGACCATAAACGTAACGAATCTGAACTGACCACACCTTGGCCCCAAGGCCCAAGCCCAAACCCTGATGAACCCCATCCAACTAATGGAACTTGAAATGCCGGACCGGTAGTAATTTGATATTGAGCTAAAACACCTGATCCACCGTACGATCCTGCCGTTAGCGCTGAAGGAACCGTAATGCTAAAGGTATTTGCAGTAAGGTAAGTTATTTGGAACTGTGCATTAAAAGTAGACGCATATGTACCAGTAGCCCCGCTGAAAGTAACAAAATCATTAGTTATTGCACCATGAGAAGTAGCTGCTACGACGACCGTCGTGGTTCCATCAGCCGTAAATGGATTGGAACCTAAAGCAAAAGTATTTATATAATATTGTGCAGATACCGTTCCTCCTCCTCCACTCACGGTTGACGTAGCAGCAGTGGTCACTACGATGGTGTAAGCATTAGCACTTGCAATTGTCGCTATAACGTGTCTAGTATTTAACTCAGCCGCAGGAACCCCCCCGACTGCGCTTGCTCCGGTAAAGTAAACCAGATCCCCTACTTGGGCTCCGTGAGCTGTATCGTTGACGGTAACCGTTGTTGATGTGTTTACTGTATCAAAAGGATTTGTAAGAGAAGCGGTGTAGTTTCTAGTCCGTATAGGAGTAATGTCGTTATATCCACCTCCTAACTCTATATAATATTTTAAATTTGTCCCAACACCCATCAGGTTATAACCAAGTAAAGTCACCCAATTCCAAAGCGCTCTACAGATACCTAGAAAAGTACTTGACGAAATTAACTGCCAGCCTCCGATTTTCTCTGGGGTTCCTTGACGAAACCGTACTTTATCCGACACATACCATCCACCCTCGTTGGTGTATCGAGTGTTTTCTCTATTAACTCCGGGTTTATATAATACTTTTGATAAAGGCATTTTTACCTCATCAGCGCAGCTTCTGCCGCACGGCGGCGGGTAAGCCCGGGGAGGATGCGACCAGCAGCCCTGTTCCATTTAACACATTCCGTAGCCGCACCATCCCAGTCCCCCGCATCAATACGTTTTTTGAAGGTAGAAACTCGGTAGTTTCCTAGGCCACAATTGTACGCCCAGCTTACTGTTGCGGCAATGCGTCGTGGGGAAGCATTTGGAAACGTCGGACTAAGTTTGCAAACACCTACATAAAAGTAGGTTATGTGATGATCTAGGGCATCCTCACATTGCTTCATTGTCCAAACAGTTCCCAACTGGATGTCAGGGCCGGTGGTCCCCCAACCGATTGTCCAAGGATGCCCCTTGGTTCCGGGGTCGGGGTAAGAGGTTACCCGACCGTCAGGCAGAAGCCTAGCCAGCCCTTCAAAGGGCTTGATGAGTACATCTCTTACTAGCGCTTTTGCCTCTTCATTCACGACTTTTGATACTTCTCTATACTGCGACCAACAAACCAAAACGTGAGGCACATGGTAAATACACCAAAATCATTTTCATTCCAATTGGCTTTTAAAACTTCGTACCACGGTGCATCCGATAAGAACGCCATATAGATAGCGCAAGCTTTAACGGCTGCATACATACCGAACAAGCACCATGTAATCCC